CTTTTATGGATTGTCTATTTACATTACAGTAAGTTCTTAAAACCTTACTGTAAAACAAGGAGAAATTATGCTAATAAGTTTTAATGAAATGACACCTAAAGAAGCCTATGAGTGCCACCAGCACTTTCTTTATCATGAATTCGCTGATTTGTGTCTTAGTGAAGGCTTTGAGCCTACGATGGAGAGGCTAATCGCTATCATCAACGCTAAAGTGGATAACTTAGAGCCTGTATGAAAGATATGTTAATGCTGATGGGCTTTGTCTTAGCCTTTATGGGTGGGTTTGCTCATGGTTCACTGAACCACTATGTGGACAACATGACACATTGCACAACTTATAGGCAAGGGGATATAACATGGGTGGGCTATCGGGCTATCAGCGAGGACTATGACCGAAGATGCTTTTGGCTGTCAGATACATTCCCTAACAGGGTTAGACAAGGAATAGAGGTGGGTAGATGAATGATTTAGTAGAGAGATTACGCAAAAGGGCAGAGATACGCAGACAGATACCTAGTCGTAAATCTGTGCAGAATAACGAACCAGACCGCATTGCTGACCTGTTAGAAGAAGCTGCGAATGCCATTGAGTCTTTTAAAACTTGTAATGGCTTCTGTGGCGAGTATGAATGTAAAGAGAACCAAGCTAACTGTAAAAGGATTAAATAATGGACGAAGCAACTAGATTGAAAATGAAAGATGCAAACAAGATACTCATGAAGATTAAAGATGATGGCTTAGACGCTCACTTCTACCTGTGTTGGGAAGCACTTGAGCACTTTCTATACGACACACTAGATGGTGAAGACTTTGAACGATTGAAAAAGGGATTTAACATTAAATGAGTATATCTAAATTTATAAAACACACACCCTGTGCTCATTGTGGTTCATCCAATGCCAATGGCTTGTATGACGATGGGCATCAGTGGTGTTTTAAGTGTGAAACATACACTAACGAAGATGGAACAATAGATAAGAGTAAACAAATGACAACCCCAACGACAAGGATTAATTTCTATGACAATGCTACTACTAATGCTATCAATAATCGTGGTCTTTCTCAGGCTACTTGCCTAAGCTACGGTGTTAAGCAAGACCCATTAGGGAATAAGCATTACTACCCTTACTTTGACGCTGATGGTGTGATGGTAGCGGTTAAGACTAGAAGCGTAGCAGATAAGCAATTTAGCATCGCTGGTGAGTTCAAAGATGCAACATTGTTTGGACAACAGAACTTCGCTAAGGCAGGTCGCTTCCTGACTATCTGTGAGGGCGAGATTGACGCTATGGCATCGTTTCAGATGCAAGGCAGTAAGTACCCTGTGGTGAGTATCCGCAACGGTGCTAGTGCTGCTTTAAAGGACTGCAAAGCACAATATGAATACATTGACTCATTCGAGAACGTCGTCATTGACTTTGATGCTGATGAGCCTGGACAGAAAGCAGCCCAAGCAGTAGCAGAACTGTTTGGTGGTAAAGTTAAAGTGTTAAAGCACAAGAAAGGATACAAAGATGCGGCTGACTATCTTAAGAATAACTCAGGCAAAGAATATGTTGATGCTTGGTGGAGTGCTGAGTCTTATATACCTGATGGGATTATTCAAGGAAATTCGCTATGGGATGTTGTATCAACTCCTATTGAGAAAGCTGATTGCGATTACCCATATGAAGCACTTAATAAGCTTACATATGGCATCAGGAAGGGTGAGCTTGTCATGGTTACAGCGGGAAGTGGACTCGGCAAATCTCAGTTTTTACGAGAAATCGTGTGGCATATCCTCAATAAAACACCTGACAACATCGGACTTATGTTTCTTGAGGAAGGAGTGCGTAAGACTGCTCGTTCACTCATGTCGTTAGCAGTCAACAGACCGATTCATTTACCAGATGTTGAGGTAACACCAGAGGAGTTAAAAGATGCTTTCGATAGGACATTGGGTACTGATAGACTTTATTTGTTTGACCATTTTGGTTCTACTAGTTTGGAAAATATCATCAATCGTGTTAGATACTTGGCGAAAGGATTGAATTGTGGCTATATATTCCTCGACCATTTAAGCATAATCGTGAGTGGTGGCGATGTTGGTGATGAGCGTAAGGCTCTAGACTCTATCATGACCAAGCTTCGTATGTTGGTACAGGAAACAGGAATCAGTCTCATTTGCGTCTCACACCTAAAGCGTCCTGAAGCCAAAGGACACGAAGAAGGTGCAGCCACATCATTAGCACAGCTTCGTGGCTCAGGGGCGATTGCACAACTTAGCGACATTGTGATAGGATTAGAGCGTAATGGACAGGCTACAGACATGATTGAACGCAACACCACTCATGTTCGTGTCTTAAAGAATCGCTTTAGTGGGTTCACTGGTGCGGCAGGTCACTTGCTTTATCAGAGTCATACAGGTAGAATGTTGGAAACAACGGAGGAATTATGATATATAGTTTTTATGAAGTATTTGTAAAAGTTATATTGCCAATATTATTTATTGTTGTATTATCTTTTGTTTGCGGTTATTTATTTGCAAAAGCATTTTAGAAAGGAATGTGATTAAATGACAACTAAACAAGATTTACTAGAAGCAGCTAGAGAGTATGCGAAGCATGACGAATATCATGTCACTCGCAATTACATTCTTGCCCTGTGCAACGAGATTGAGCGATTGCGTAGTCTTAACAAAGATGTGTTCAACCGCATTCAAGACAATGTTGAGATGTTCAACGATGCCGAGCGTTACCGTTGGCTAAAGACTTCCGCATGGGACTTACCTGAAGATGTTGTTGCACCGACGGTGATTGCTTGTGATGGTCGTGGCAATCATTGGGAATGGCTCACAGGTATATTACTTGATGAAGCTATTGATAAATTTAGAAAGGATGAACAACTATGATTAATGAACACGACCTTGAAGATATGTGTGTACCGTTATACTCACTTAAAAAAGGAACTAAGTTTAAACTCAGCGATGAAGAAGAAGTCAGAGTGCCTGTTGAAGCCAATGAGTTCAATGTTGATGACTTGTTCACATTCGACCACATTGACGGTATGTATAGCTACTGTAAAGATTCTAAAGGGGCAGTTCACCACTTCGCAGCTTGGACAAAGGTATTTAAATTATGATTAAGATTGGACAGTACTACTTCAATCCCTCTAGCATCACCTGGGTTATCGAAAGAGAAGTTCACTTTAACAACGGTAAGTCAATCATCTTGACAGAGCCAGAGATACAGGACTTGTTCGCTCATCTGTTTAACGAACCACGACCAAGTATCATGGAAGCAGTGGAAGAGACGATGAAAGACTTGAACATCAAGCCTAAGAAAGTTGTTAAGAAGAAATGACTATCAGCCACTACATCGTAAGTGTCGTCGGCATCGGCTACTTTGTGGTTGGTTGTCAACAATACTATTTAGGTAACACTGGTGCAGCTATCATGTGGATAGGTTATGCGTTTAGTCAGATTGGTCTTTACATGGGGTTAGCAAAATGATTTTTAACAACGATAAACGATTTGATTTGGACTTAGCTTATGGGAAAGTGTTTGAACACAAAGTTGCAGAGATTCTCGGACAAAGTAAGATTGAGGTCAAAACAGAGAAAGACAAGTGGAAGACGACAGGTAACATCGTCATTGAATACGAGTCCAGAAATAAGCCCTCTGGAATTGTTACTACTGACGCTGATTACTGGCTTCACAATCTTGCTATGGGCGACGACATTGTCTTATCTTTTCTTATCAAAGTGAGCACACTGCGTAAGTACATTGCAAAGCAGAAACCACGGTCTGTTCGTGGTGGCGATGACATGACATCAAAGTTATACTTGATTAAGTTAACAGACTTGGTTACACTAATCTAATGCGTATCATCTTAGACATCGAAACCAACTCAGCACACGATAAGATATGGTGTGTGGTCTGTCGTGACTTAGACACCGACATTGTGTCTACATTCACACAGCCAAACAACTTACAGCAATACCTAGACTCAGTCGAGAAAATCATCGCACACAACGGAATCTTCTTCGATTTCCCTGTATTAAAGAAAATATGGAAAATACAGGCAAAGAAGTCACAGGTCTTTGACACGCTTGTGTTGTCTAGGCTGTATAACCCATCACTAGAAGATGGACACAGCCTTGCTGCTTGGGGACAGAGACTAGGGTTTCCTAAAGGAGACTTCAAAGACTTTGACAACGGCTTAACAGATGAGATGTTGGAATATTGTAAACAAGACACCTTAGTAACAGCTAAACTTTATCAATACTTAACGAAGGAGATGGAAAATGATTACTCGAAAAAGAGTATCGAACTCGAACACCAAGTCGCAATCATCATTGCGGAACAAGAACGAAACGGCTTTAAGCTCGATGAAAGAGGAGCTATGGAACTTCTATGCAGTCTTAAGGCTAAGTTGGAAGCTCACACAGTTGCGTTACAAAGCATATTTCCTGCGAAGGTCGAGTCCAATCGAGTCGCTAAAAACGGAAGAAAGCTCGAAGACATCGTCACACCCTTCAACCCAGGCAGCCGTCAGCAAATCGCAGAGCGTCTCCAAGAAAAAGGTTGGAAGCCCACCAAAAGGACAGAGAAAGGCTCAATCATCGTCGACGAAACCACGCTCGAAGGCATCGACATCCCAGAAGCGAAAGCCATAGCAGAATACTTGATGCTACAAAAGCGGATAGGACAGATAGAATCGTGGCTAGAAGCAGTTAAATCAGACGGCAGGGTTCATGGTCGTGTCATCACCAACGGTGCAGTGACTGGTCGTATGACGCACATGAGTCCTAACATGGCACAGATTCCTAACAGCGGTGCTGTGTATGGACCTGAGTGTAGAAACCTATGGATAGTAGAGAAAGGCAATAGATTAGTTGGCATTGATGCTTCAGGATTGGAGTTAAGGATGTTGGCTCACTATATGAACGACGATGAATATACAAGTGAAGTTGTATCGGGCGATATACACACAGCGAACCAGAAGGCTGCAGGACTTGAAACGAGGAATCAAGCTAAGACATTTATCTATGCATTCCTCTATGGTGCAGGAAGTCCCAAAATCGGGTCGATTGTTGGAGGTGGTGCGAAAGAGGGACAAAAGCTCATTACTAGTTTTCTACGCAACACACCGAAACTCAAAGCACTTCGTGAGAAAGTTAGTCGCATCTACTCTCAGAAAGGCTGGCTTCCAGGTCTTGACGGACGCAAGTTACTCGTTCGTTCGGAGCACTCGTCGCTTAACACGCTATTGCAGGGTGCTGGTGCAATCGTCATGAAGCAAGCAGTTGTGTTATTGTCTAACCGCTTGAAGCGAGAAAAGATAGAACACAAGTTCTGTGCTAATGTCCACGATGAGTGGCAGATTGAGACCAAAGAAGAGACTGCTGATTTAGTCGGTCAATACGGTGTGTTGGCTATCGAAGAAGCAGGTAAAGTATTGAAAATGCGTTGTCCTCTAGGCGGTGAGTATAGGACAGGCTTAACTTGGAAGGACACACATTGAACACAGTTCCACACATTGTAGCGTTTGGAGGCGGTGTTGATTCTACCGCAATGATACTTGGTTTGATTGAGCATCAACGACCGATTGATTTGATATTGTTTGCTGACACTGGCGGTGAGCGACCACACACCTACGAACACATTGAAACATTCAGTCAGTGGCTCGTCGATAAAGGCTATCCACCGATTACGATTGTGGAAAGAGTTCGTAGAGATGGCTCTCGTGAAACGCTTGAACAAGAGTGTCACAGAAGACACAATCTCCCTTCTATTGCGTATGGTTTTAAAAGCTGTTCACAGAAGCATAAAATAGCTCCTCAAGACAAGTTTTTAAACAGTTGGAAACCTGCTAAGGACTGTTGGAAACAAGGCTTAAAAGCTGTGAAATACATTGGCTATGATGCTGGTGAATCTCGTCGTGCTGACAATGCAGCCAAGAGAGACGACCCAAAGTACACCTATCAATATCCTTTGATTGAATGGGGATGGGAAAGAGAAGACTGTTTAGAGCAAATTGAAAAGGCTGGTTTAAAAAACCCTGGTAAGTCTGCTTGTTTTTTCTGTCCTTCGTCTAAGAAGCATGAGATTATAGAGCTACATAAAACCTACCCAGAGCTACTCAACAGAGCGTTAGATATTGAAGCTCAAGCTGAACTAACAAGCATCAAAGGATTGGGTCGTAGCTATGCATGGAAGACAATCATTGAACTCCATGAAGCACAGCAACCACTGCCTTTCACAGGTTTTGATTTACCATGCGATTGCACAGAATAGGACTAATATGGAAGACAATAAAGACCCTGACGAGAATCTATACGGCATGGTGGTTCTTCGTGCCTTTACCGACAACACCTATTCTATTGAGACATCAATGAGTTTAGACGAGTCCTTTCAATTGCTTATCGACTGTGTCCAAGACTTAGAAGACGGTACACTAGAAGGTCTTGATGAATACGAAGAAGGTGTGCCACGAAAGGTTCACTAACTATTTCACATGATGAAACACAAATGTTTGACAAAGCTTGACAACCCACTATAATCAGTAACAGCAACATTTTTAAAGGAGTAATAAATGAGTACACCAGTTAAACTAAAAGCCGATATCTTCTGGGCATACTTTGACAAGATTAATGACCTTAGTCAAAAATACCAAGTAGACCTTTGCAACCTATCTGATGACGCAGTAGCAGCATTGGAAGCAATGGGCATCGCTGTCAACAACAACCCTAAGAAGCCTGAGCAAGGTAACTACATCACTTGCAAGTCTGTGAACCCTATCCGTCCACAAGACTCTTCAGGTAACCACATCACTGCAATCGTGGCTAACAACTCTAAAGCAACAGCAATGGTTTCTGCTTATGAGTGGAAGTTCATGAACAAGAAGGGTATCAGCCCATCATTGATGAAGATTGTTATTACTGACCTAAAGGAATACAATCCTGAAGGTGTAGCAACAGCCGACATGGATGACGATATTCTGTGATAACTGCTTTAATCGACGCTGACTCTTTGTGCTATGCCGTTGGCTTTTCTAGCAACGATGTAGACGAAGCGTTAGCGGTGTCTAGGTTAGAAGCAACAGTGGTAGAGCTTTGCATGGATTTAGAGTGTGATGACTATAAGGGATTCCTTACTGGAAAGGGTAACTTCCGCAACGACATCGCAGTCACAGCTCCATATAAAGGAACTCGACCAACAGAAAAACCTGTACACCTGCAAGCCCTAAGAAATCACTTAGTGAACGACTGGGAGTTTGTAGTCACAGAAGGTATAGAAGCTGACGATGCTGTCGGTATTGCTGCTTACGCTCTCGATGAGCATGACTCAATCATGGTACACATCGACAAAGACCTTAATCAGTTCCGAGGGCATCATTACAACTATCGAAAGAAAGAGAAGTATTATGTCTCTGAATTCGCTGGTTGGCACAGCTTCTACCTACAAATTCTTACTGGCGACAGAGTTGACAACATTGAAGGTCTGAAAGGTATTGGTCCTGCTAAAGGGACTAAGCTACTCAAGGACTGCACAACTGTTGAAGAACTGTACGATGCAGTGCTAAAAGCCTATGACGGAGACACTGTGAGAGTGTTAGAGAACGGACAATTGCTGTACCTACAGCGGAAAGAAGGAGATGTATGGCAGCCTCCCCAAAGATAATTCAGGTGTCGTGGATTGATGCTGTTGCTGATGTCGGTTGGGAATCTAAGACAAAAGCAGAGATACACCATTGCATCACTGTGGGTTATTTAGTTGACGAAACAGATGAAGCAGTCTGTTTAGCATCTACCTGGTCTGTTGACCAAACCAACGCAAGAATGCACATTCCGAAAGCATGGATTAAGAATAGAAAGGTACTAGCTCGTGAAGACACAATCAGCAAAGTCGAAAGGACGAAACTTACAAAAATGGGTCGTAAAGCAACTGTTAGAAAGGTATCCACAGTTAACAGAGCTTGACCTTAGAAGCTGTCCAATGGGTTCTCACGGTGAAGATGTCGTGATGTCTCAAGCAGCTAAGGAAGAAATACCAGCAGTGTTTGAATGCAAGTCTTTAGCTAAGGTAGCGGTTTACAACTACTACGACCAAGCAAAGTCCCACGGTAAGTACGAACCAATCGTGATTATTAAACAGAATGGCAGAGCACCGTTAGCGGTGATTGATGCTGAAGTATTATTTGACATGATGGCGGGGTAAATTATGAATGAAGTTAAAATAGATGTTGACAATGACTTTTGTGATGAGATTGTTGCAGCTCGTCTTATTGGTACAGCAAAGGCACTAAAGAAAGACATTAAAGAAAAGACCTGGGGACAGGAAGACTTAGAGCAGTTTCAGAAAGTCGTTGATGCCCTAGAAGTTGTAGGTCCTTGGTTTGTCTATCAATGGGAGAAGAAAGTTAAATGAGAATCTTATTGCTTGACATTGAAACAAGTCCAAACTCCGCCTATGTGTGGGGTTTATTCGACCAGAACATCGGCATCAATCAAATGATAGATTCATCGCAAGTTCTTTGTTACTGTGCCAAGTGGCTCGGTGATAAAGAAGTTGTGTTTGACTCAATCCATAAATCATCTCGTAAGAAGATGCTGAAAGGTATACATGGACTTATCGACCAAGCAGACGGTCTTGTTACTTATAATGGCAATAAGTTCGACCTACCTATTCTCAACAAGGAATTTCTCTTACATAATCTTAATCCACCATCTCCTTCTAAGAAGATTGACTTACTGCGTACTGTTAGGAGCAACTTTAGGTTTACTTCTAACAAACTAGATTATGTCTCACAGCAACTAGGATTAGGAAAGAAAGTAGAACATGAAGGATTTGAACTCTGGCTTAAGTGTATGGACAAAGATAACGCAGCTTGGAGTCGTATGGAAAAGTACAACATCCAGGATGTCATCTTATTGGAGAAGCTTTACTATAAGCTTCTTCCTTGGATTAAATCGCTTCCAAATCACAATCTTAATACGGACAATCATGTATGCCCAAGCTGTGCTTCGTCGAAGATACAGAAGCGTGGATTCTCTTTGGCAACAACAGGAACATACCAGAGGTATCAATGCCGTGATTGCGGTTCGTGGAGTCAAGGGACTACAGCGGTTAAAAAAGATATTAAAATCAAAGGGGTTGCTTGATGAGCGGAAACCATAATATGTATTCATCACCAGTAGCGATGCCTAACCTAGGAGATACTTACGAAGCATGGGCTGAGAACACTAAGAAGGTCTATAAAGCCTATGCTGAAGGTAGTGAAGACGCAGGTGATGTTATGTCTCGTCAA